GGCACGCCGACGCTCGCGGCAACTGCCGCTGCAACAACTCATAATTGGCTAAACAGCTATACGTCTTCTACCGGAGCGTTCACTGAGACTCAACCGGCTGCAGCTGACCTTTCGGACACAGCAACTTCTGGCAACGTTCTGCGCGGTAACGGCACCAGCTTCGTGTCGGCGGCTCTTTCTGTAAGCGACCTGACTTCAGGCGCATTGGCGAGTGGCACGACCGCGACGACACAAGCATCTCTCGACAAATCCACTAAAGTAGCGACGACGGCCTATGTTGATGCTGCTGTATCTACAGGTTCCCCTGTAAACGCAAGCGTAGCCGCTAGTTCATCATTAAATACAGGGGCTGCTAATTATTTAGCGGGTTCGGCGCTGTCTGTGCCTTCTCAAGGAGTACGGTTAGGTACGATATTTGAATGGAATATCTGTCTAACCAAAAGCTCTGGCACAACAACAGCAATAACTACCTATATCTATGTCGGTACAAACGGCACAACCTCCGACGCAGCAAAGGTTACTCAGGCGTTCGCAAGCCCAGCTTCTACTCCTGGCCCGGGTCGCGTAAGAATAACAGCAGTTGTTCAGGGAACTCTGGGGTCTAACGCGACAGCAAATTGGATGATACAGGCGTTAGATGGCCAGAATGACACTATACTTGGAACAGGAAGTGCTCTTTTTCAAGGTACGTTCACATTCGACTCTACTGTGGGCAGTCTGATCTTTGGCATAGCTGTAAATCCTAACACAAACACAATAGTGTGTCAGTTTGCGGAAGGACAGATTCGTAACGTATAAAAAACCATTGCGGCGCAGCTTGGTTCCGCCTCGATGTCTTGGACTGAGAGAAGGTAGCCTCGGAACCGTAACAGATTACTCAATAGAAGGGCTCAATGCTATTCACCGAAAAAGCGCGAGAAGCCCCGCCCTTCAGGGCTGGGGAGGAAAGCGCAGGTTCCGCCAACGGCGGAACAGGCTTGCATTTCGATTCGGTTTGTGGTAGCATAGTTTTCAGTCCTGGGCAAGATTGGGCTTCCGTCAAGAAGCCCATTGCAGTCCGTTCCCGAAAGGGCGTTCCCAGGAAACGAAACTTGGAATTGCAAGCCCCCGCCTTCAGGCGTGGGGTCTTGACGATTGACGGCGGAACAGAATTTACCACTACGACTGGCATAACGTCGAGCCAGCTTATTCCAACGGTTCAAATCATCGCCCGTTCTGCTGGCGCGGTCTCATACGTCATCGACGCGTTCGGTTTCCGCATGGCGACCGGGAGAAGCTAATGGACGGTTCGCTGCATTGGGGTGAAGACCGGTAGGTCGTAACACTTTAGGGACACAAGGGAGAACCTCAATGATTTCACTCGCACCGCAGTATGTTACGTCCGTGACCAGCACCTTCAACGGCGTAGCGACCACAGCAACCACGGACACAATGAAGGTGTCCTATATCGAAATAGACTTCAATCGCGGTACGCTGCGTGCGAAGATTCAACGTGGCACCATCGTGTATCCTGACGGCTTCCCCAGCGTCGAGGCGGTGTTCACACCGAACATGAAGGAGCTCTGGGTTAACGTCGCCGCTGACGGCTCGTTCACTTCGCAAGACGGCTCGTGGGTGGGTGCGGCTGGTGCACTTAACATAGCAGCAATGCTGAACGGCCTGACACTTGCACTCGACGGCGCTTTGCTTGCGTCGGGCGCGGTGCAGGGAGCAGAAACCACCATCTAATGGATGATGATGTGACAATGGAAGTCAAGGGGCTTGCGGAGCTCCAGCAAGCGATGGAAGAGATGCCCCGCAAGGTCGCCCAGCGCGGGCTCCGTAAGGCGCTCAAGTCTGGGGCGGGGCCTGTTCAAGAGGGCATGGTGAACCTTGCTCCGAAGTACGCCGGGAACGACACGCGCTGGCCCATCGGCTTTCTTGCAGAGCACTTCGGCGTCAAGGAGAAGATTGGCCGCGACGAACTGTCGGGCTCTGCCTTCATCGGGCCGCAGGGAAAGATTGACTACCCGATGTTCGCGTCCGGGGCCTACAAGATAGTTCGGAATGCGAAGAACAAGGCCATCAAGGTCGGGCGCATAGCAGTTACCACGGTCGCGCGCTTCTTGGAGTTCGGAACTTCCAAGATGCCGAAGCAGCCGTTTATGACGCAGGCGTTCGATACGAACAAAGAGGCGGCGCTGGAGAACATTACACACAGCCTTGCGGAGACGGTTTCTGAAGTGGCGGAAGAAGGAAACCGTGGGCCAAGGGTTAGCTAAGACCCGTCACACTTACGGGAGAGAAGGGAAGGACTATGCTTGTTGAAGCGCTTCAGGCGCTGCTGGCCACGGACACCGGGATGCTTACGATTCTCGGCACTCCTTCGGCACGGCCCGACAGCACGAACGGCATCTTCCCGACGCAGGCCCCTGACCAGCCGACCATGCCTTATCTGGTCTACTCTCAGGTGAGCGGCGAGCCCATGTCGGTGACGATGGAAGGCACCGGCCCGTTGACAACGGAAAAGTGGCGGCTTTCTTGTTATGGAACGACCTACTTGAAAGCAAAGCAGTTTGCGAAGTATGTCCGGCGCTTGGCTTTGAGTTGGTACGGCGTCCAAGCAACCGGAGACGTGACGGTGCAGGGAGCCTTCTGCGATATGGAGGCGGATGATGCGGAGCCACTTGGTAAGGGCACGCTGTTCTGTACGCACCTTGATTTCACGTTTAACTACATCGACAACGATGTGAGCTAAGAGTTTGCTGTAAAAGGGGCTGGCGAAGGCTGCGGTAAAATCGCGGTAAAAAGGAGCTTCACAATGTCGTATACCCGTTCTCAAGCATTTGCAGGTCGCGCGTCAACGCTGCAGTATAGCGTCAATCCGCCGTCCGTTGACTACGTCACGCTGGCTGAAATCAAGAACATCAGCTTTTCGGGCATGAAGTACGACCTGTCCGATGTGACGAACATGCAGTCCTCGAACTTCAAGGAGTGGCTGCCCACGCTGGCCGATTCCGGCGACCTGTCGATCACCGGCAACCTGATTCCCAACGACGCGTCCGAAGTTGCCCTCATCGGCTTCTTCAACAGCGCCACGTTGGTGACTTGGGAAGTCGTCCTGCCGCCGGGTCAGGGCTACCCGACGTCCGAAGGCACCTTCACCTTCATCGCGTACGTGTCGAGCATCGACCGTTCGATTCCGGTGGAGAAAGAAGCGACCATCAGCGTCAAGCTGAAGATCACCGGGGCAATCAGCTTCACGGCTGGCAGCTAACCCACCCCGTCACACTTTACCGCAATAGTGGGCGGCACACGGTATGTGCCGCCTGCACCGCTGTGAAAATGTGAACAGGCCGTGGTTTATTTACACGTGCCGGGAAAAGGTGGTCTATGAAGTCTGCTATGCGTCGTCGCATTTCTCCGTCTGTACCATTCACCCTAACCTTCGAAGACGAGTCGGGCAAAGCGTCCTTCTCCTTCAAACTCGCCTACAACTTCAACAGCCTCTCGCTGGTCGAAGATAAGCTGGGCATTTCCATGCTCACCGACATTGGGAACATCATTGACACTCCCACGGTGAAGAACGTCTCCGTACTTCTCTGGGCCGCGCTGCAGGAAAACCATGCCGACCAGTATGAGGGAGACGAGGGTCTTGAACTCATCCGACAGAACTTGACGGTCGCGCAGACGAAGGAAGCGTTGAACGCTTGCTCTGCAGCGTACGTGAAGCAACTGCCGCCGGAGCAGCAAGCAAGAATAGAAAGGATTGTTAAGGCGAAAGAGGAAGGGTCAGAAGCGCCCCCTTTATCACTGAGCCCGGCACCAGTAGCGGAGTAGCTTTCCAGCTGGTTGACGTCTGGGCTGTTGCGAAGTATGACTTGGGGCTGTCCGACGACGAAATCGGACAGCTGAACTTTCTGGAATACGATGCGCTTCTGAAGAGGAAGCACATGGCTGACGACCGGCTGCGGTTGAACGCCGGGTACATCTACGCCGCGATTTATAACACGGCGCTTACCGGCGACCCTAATCGGGAAGCAAAGCAGCCAGAGGATATCGTGCCGAGTATGGCGAAGCCGACAGGCCCGCCCGACCTTCGCACGATGAAGCCGGAAGAGCAGAAGAACTACATGTTTAACGTTTTCATGGGGAGCGGCAAGCGGTCAATGAGGTAGAAAGATGGCTAACATTCTCGGCACGTTACTCGTTGAACTCGGCGTCAACACAGCTGCGTTCAAGGGCGGGCTGGACAAGGCCACGTATCAAGCGAAACAGTGGTCTGGTGAACTGAAGAACTCGCTGCGTGAACTTGGCAGCAGCTTTTCAGAGCTTGGAAACTCCCTCGGTGCAAGCTTCGGCCCCGCCGGGCAGGTCGTCAACGGCCTGACGCGTGGCATGGGCGCTCTGCTTACCTCCGTTAAGGCGGCTGGCGGCGGCGCTGGTGCGATTGGAGCACTGGGCATCGCTACGGCTGGCTTGGCCGGAGCAGCAGCGGCTGCAGCCGCCGGTTACGCATCGCTGGCGGTCGGTGGGGCTCATTACGTCGAAGAACTGACGCGCATGTCGGAAAAGACCGGCATCAGCATCCGTGACCTTCAGACCTTGAAGGCTGCTGGTGAGTCAGTTGACGTTCCTCTGGAATCCATGACTCGTGGATTCCGCACCCTTTCGCGGGCGCTTGTTGAGGGCTCCGAGGGCAGCTCGCGTGCGTCCAAAACCCTCCACAACCTCGGCGTCACGGCCCACGAGCCTTACGAGGCTATGCTCCAGATTGCTGACGGCATTCAGAAAGTGAAAGACCCGATGCTTCGTGCGGCTGACGCCACGGCGCTGTTCGGCGCGCGCATCGGCTTGAGCCTGCTTCCCTTGCTGGAAAAAGGTCGCGAGGGTATCGAAGAGTGGAAAGACATTGTTGACGTGTTCGGCCAGCGCGTAGATACGCAGGCGAAGATGAAGACGGACGAGTGGAAGGAATCGACCGTCAAGTTGTCGACCGCGTGGGATGGATTGAAGGTCGCCGCGACCGGCTTCCTGCCTGTTGTTACAGCTGTGACGAACGAGATGGCGGTGTGGGTGCGGGCGGCTTCTCACTTTGAGGGCGTTGCCAAATCACTCAAGGACACGTGGAGCCTCATCACTTCGGAGAAACTCTCCAGCACGGTGTCCGACCAAATCAACGCGCAGGAAAAGGCCGCCAAGGACTACGACAAGCAACTGTCGGACAACGCGAACAACGAGGCGAACCGTAAGGCAAAAATCCGCGAGGGAGAAGAGCACGCGTTTAACCTCCTCAAGGAAGGCGGTGCGGCGGGTGCGGCTCTGAAGGAAACAGAGCTCAAGATTTCGCAGGCAATCGCTGACGAAGATTTCAAGGACGCAGCAGAGCTCCAGAAGAAGATTCCAGCATTGAAGTTGGCGGCGGAGGAAGAGAAGAAACGCGCCGAAGCCATCCTCAACATGCCGAAGGAAACGAAGAAGGCAATCGACGCTCAGGAGGTGACGGTTACCAAGGCGTATGCGGAGGCCATCAAGTCACTCGGCCCGGCGTATGCAGACGAGTCACGGCAGCTGGAGAACGCTGCTGCGATGGAGACCTTCATCAACAAGCAGCGCGAGGTTGGAACGTACGGAACGAAGGAAGCTATCACGGCTGCCAACGCTTACCGGGCGTCTCTTGAGGCGACGTCTGCTGCGAAGGAAGCACTCTCCAAGGGCGGAGAGTTTGGTAAGGTTCTTTCTGAAGAGCTCATCAAGCTGGACGAGGAAGCCAACAAGTCTGACCGCTTGACGGAGGCGACAACTAAGATTGGTAAGGCGCAGGCTGAACTTGCCGGTCAAATGGACAACGTGAACCGCAAGCGGGACGAAGCGGTCGCGGCCTACAATCTTCTGATGAACAGCGACACTGCTACGACTGAGCAGAAGAAGCTGGCCACGGAAGCCCTCGCGCGCGAGATTGACGAGTACCAGAAGCTTGCCCCGGCCATCAAGAAAGCTATGGATGCGAAGGCCGCCGATATCACGGCGGATGCGTTCAAGGCGGAAGCAAAGGAGATTGAGCAGAAGGAGCGCTACCTCGAACTTCTGAAGATTGAGCCCGCTGACAAGGCGAAGGTGCAAGCGGCGGCTGAAGCAGAGGGTAAAGCCATCGGTCTTGAGGGCACCGCCCTGAAGAACTACATCGACCTGAAGATGAAGGCGAATGAGCTCGACAAAGAGGGCGCGGCTGCCGGATTGCTTGAGAAGGGAACGCCTGCCGGTCAGAAGGATGCGGCCAAGCTTGTGTCCGATCTAATGGCGCAGAAGGGTGCGTTCTTGGCGGCGGGTGGTTCTGTTGACTACTACGACGCGCAGTTACTGAAGGCCGAGAAAGACCTGTGGGGCATGCAGGCGGCTGGCGGAAGTGTTACCGCCGGGCTGAAGGCTGGCTTCGCGGATTTCGCGGCGGAAACTAAGACGCTCGGTGAGTCTATACAGCATAACATCACCACGGCGCTGAATGGGGTTTCTCAGGGACTTGCCAAGACGATTGTAGAGGGTAAGAGCTTCGGTGCGGCGATGCGTAAGGTCGCACAGGAAGTTGCTGAGTCCTTTATCGAGATGGAAATCAAGCGGCTCCTTATGCACTTAATGACGGAGCTGCACATCACGGCGGCCACAATCGCGGGCAACGCAACGCGCGAGGCTGACGATAAGGCGACGGCAAAGCAGAGCATCTTGGCGGACGCTAAGTCAGCAGCCGTCAAGGGCTGGAACGCTGGTATGAAGTTCCCCTTTCCGCTCGACTTTGTTATGGCCCCAGCCCTTGCCGGAGCCGCGTTCGCGGGAGCCATCGCGTTTGACAGCTTCGACCAAGGCGGCATTGTGCGCGAGACGGGACTGGCGCAGGTTCACGAGAACGAAATGGTTCTGCCCCGTCCTCTGTCAGAGAAGGTTCAGCAGATGACGGAGACCGGAGTCGGTGGTCGTATGGGCGGCGTCACTGTTCATTACTCGCCTTCAGTCCACGCAGTTGACGGTAAGGGCATCGGCGACATGCTCAATCAGCACGGTCACCTCTTCACCCAGCACGTTGTGAAGGAGCTCCGGCGACGCAACATGGCGTAACAGTTCGGTGGTACAGTGAGGGACTATGGCGTACCCAGTTTTAGACACGTCGTTTGTAAAGTTCGTAAGAGGGCCGGGCTGGAAAAAGACACCGCATTACAACACGGTGACCCAGAAACCGGCTGCCGGTCGTGGCGTGGTTACGGCGAGTCTGGTTCCTTACCCGACATGGGATTTCGAGGTTCACATTGAGTGGGCGCGGGGCGATGAAAAGACTCCTACGTCAATCATTGCCGCCTTCATGGACGTCTACATGCAGTGTCTCGGCTCCGGCGGATTCTTTCTGGTTGCCGACCCGAACGACAACGCCATTACCACCGGCGCAGGGATTATGCTCAACGTCACACCGGGCGCTGGCACGCCTATGGGCACGACTGGTGACGGCGTAAGCACCATGTTCCAGCTGGCGCGCACCATCGGCCCCAGCGGACTGGCGCAGGATATCATTCAGAATGTGAATGGCTCCCCGACGTCGGTCAACATCAACGGCTCGCCCACGGTTGCGTACTCGATTTCAAGCACTGGTGTTGTGACGTTCACCTCCGCACCGACAGGGACTTTATCATGGGGCGGAAACTTTTATTATCTCTGCCAGTTCACGGAGGACACACTTCAGGACTTGGCGCGCGTGGGTGCGATACCTAATGTGGTAACACCCGCTGTTATGGACGGCCTGTGGTCTTGCGGCAACATCAAGTTCAGCTCGGTGTTCATCTAATGAAGCGCCTGATGCCAGCTACGCTGATTTCCTTCCTTCAGAACAATCGCAACTTTCTGAAGGCGGACTTGTTCTCCATCTTCCTTCCTACCGGGCAGACGTTGAACGTGACGGACGGGCAGCAGGACATTACTGTTCCAGAAGGAACGCCCGGCTGGAACGGCCCGACGATCACCTTCTACGCGACGCAATACGGACGTTGGTCGCGCGGCAGCATCACCAGTGAAGCGAGCTACTCGCTCACCTCCAACTCGATGCCTCTGACGGTGGTTCCGGCGGCTGGTGTTTCTTATCCGGGGCTGAGCATCGGGATGCTGAACGGGGTTGTCAACGGGCTGTTTGACGCCGCCACGCTTTACGTCTACACGGTTTACATGGAGATTGGCAACTACGGAAGAGTTTACTACCTTACGTATGACGACGAGTACACAGGCGACGGCTCCGGCATCTTCAAGGGAACTTATTATGGAGGAGTCGAGACCAAGTTCTTCGGAACCATTACGAAGGTGACGAAGGTCGACCGCGTTCACGCTGAGTTTGAATGCGCTGACCCGTTCTACCTTTTGAACATGAAGGTTCCGACGCGCTTGCTTCAAACCAACTGTGCGTGGAGCTTCGGCGACGCGAACTGCAACCCGCCGGGTGGAGCGTCGGCCTTTACTATTTCGATTACGGCGGCAAGCGGAAGCAATCAGTGGATTATAAACCCGACTGTCACGACTGGCAGGATGGCGACGGCTGGTTACTTCTCGCAGGGTGTCATCAAGTGCCTGACCGGGGCGAACGCGGGTCTTAGTCAGACGGTGAAGGCTCACAACACGAGCGCACCGTACTTGCAAATGATGAACAAGTGGCTGCTGCCAGTAACAGCGGGCGATACGTTCTCTATGATTGCCGGGTGCGACAAGACGTACGGCACATGCAATCTCAAGTTTGCTAACTTGCTTCACTTTTCCGGCTTCCCGTTTATTCCGGTGCCGACGACGATTATCTAAGGAGAGTCATGCTGACGACCGAACAACGCGAGCGGTTGATTGCCGAAACCAAGAGCTGGCTCGGCACTCCGTATCGCGGATGGTCGCGGTCAAAAGGAAACGGCGTAGATTGCGGCCAACTCCTTATAGGGGTTTACTGCAACCTTGGCTTCATCCCTGACATGATGATTCCGTATTATAGCTTGCAGATTGCACAGCACCAGCACGACACGGCGTACCTCCTGAAGGTGGAAGAGTACTGCCGAGAGATTTCGGAACGAGAGGTTCTGCCCGGCGACCTTGTCATTTACAAGCTCGGCCTTGCGTTCGCGCACGGTGGAATCATCGTTGAGTGGCCGAGGCATGTAATACACGCGCTCGGCGGCCACGGCGTCACCGGAACACACGGCAATCGCGCGCCGATGTTCAGGAAGAGCCACAAGAAGTTTTATACTTTGAAGGACGAGTTCTGCACGGAGAAGAAATGGGTATAATGCAAGGGTTGTTCGGAAGAGGCAGCGCTTCTCCTACAAGACTGAACGCGGTCAAGATCAACCAGAGCTGTCAAGGACTCCCTCTGCCCGTCATTATGGGCAAGCACAAGGTTCAGCAGTCGGCGCTTTGGATGAACGGATTCGGCGTTCAGGAAGTGCAGGGCGGCAAGGGCGGCGGCAAGGGCGCTGGCTACCTTTACTCGTCGGACGCAATCGTAGGTCTTTGTGAAGGCCCGATTACGGCGGTTGACGACGTCTGGTACAATCAAAGCTGGCTTTCCAACGCCGGGTCGAACGAGAACATCACGGTTCCGGCAACCGGGATTTACACTCCACTTGGAGCCTCAACCATAACCGCTGACGCGGGCGTGTCACAGACGAACTCTTACAGTGTAAGTGTTCAGGATTTCAGCGCGCCGACCACCACGACCTATAGCGGAACCACACAAACGCCGTTCCAGAAAGTTCCGTACGGAACCACGCTGGCCAAGGGTCAGTACTCATTCAACGAGGCTTCAGTAGACGCACCCTTCACTGTCACCTCCTGCGACAGCGCTTCGGGTGGTAACACGGTTTACCACGGAACGTTCCCCGGTGGTGCAGCAAACGGTTTCGTTGGGTACACTTGGATTATACAGGGCTTCACCAATCAGGCGAACGACAGCATCACGAACGACGCGACCACCGGATTTATCTGCGTCGCTTCTACGGCGACAACGCTTACCCTTGCCAACCCCTATGGTGTGGCGGAAACACCCGCGACGCCCGGCACGGCAACGGAGCCCGGAAACACCTACCACTTCTCGCTGGACGATGCGGATGACGCTACGCCGGTTCAGATTTCTTATTCGTTTAAGCTCAACTACGTTAGAGCGCAGGAAGTGGACATTGTTCCAGACAGCATGAGCATCTATGTTGGCGCGCCTTTCTACTACGGCGTTGACGAGGGAGTTATCTACTACGGTTCTGACAATCCTCTCAACGGTCAGGCGCTGCAGCCGACTTCCGCCAACCCGCCAACGTCGGCTGGAACCTATTACTTCATCAGCAGCGGCAAAGGCGGCGGCGGCAGTCAGTACATTTTTGCGACAGCTGATATCGGACAAGAAGTTCTCATCACTTATCAGTACCAGAACAACACGCTCATTCCGACGGACGCTCCGTCGACTCTTAACTTTACGGTATTCAACGGCGCAGAGGGTCAACAGGTATGGAGCTTCTTGGAGGACACGTTCCCGCAGCAGGCTCTCAACTACGGAGCCACAGCCTACGCTGCGTTCCAGCCGATGGAGCTGGGCGGCGAAGCTTCTCCTCCGAACATTACGTACGAAGTTCAAACAGCTGACAGCTACGGCGGCGGTATTGTTGACTGTAACCCGGTCAACTGCTTGCTGCGCGTTTTGACCGACCCTATTTGGGGCCTTGGCTCTGGGCAGTCACCGTTCCCGCTGCAAATCATTGACAACGGCCCGACCGGGACGTGGGGCTTCCCACAGAACGGCGGCCCCATCATCACCAGCACGCCTACGACGATCACCACCGGGCCGGTGACGGTCAAAGCTTATGCTTCCAGCGGCGCTGGCTGGCAAGGGCTGGGCGGCACGCTGCTCAGCACCACCACCGTCAACACGCCGGTCTTCAATCAGGTTATTCAGAACTACCCGATATACGGATTCAGCGCTCAGACCAACATCGGAACTGGTGGAGGTTATAAGCTCAACCCGATGGTCGCCGTCGAGACGACTTCGAATGGCACGCTGCTTGACAAGAAAACGATCACCGGAACGACCGGAACATTTACTCTGGACATGACCGGCACCTTCACAGTTCCGGCAGCGGGCACGTACACTTTCTGGATAAACTACGCGAACTACAGCAGCTGGGCGTTCTACGTGCAGGGCGCAACGCTTCTGGGCGGAACCACACCGCCGTCGAGTAACACGATTTCAACAGGTGATGGGCACCCGGCGTTCCCATCAACCGGCCCGACCACCGGCTACACCAAGATGGGAGAGCAGAGCAAGGATGATGGCTCACACCCCACACCGTCGACGATGCATGTAAGCTTCGCGGCGGCAGGCACGTATAACTACGAGGCGGTATACGTTCAAACGTCAGCCATCAGCTTCAGCGGTGAGGCGAACGGATACTTCCAGATTACCACTGCGAACGGCTCACAACCGACGAGTCCTTCAGGCGGGCAGGGTACGGTGGGTGTGGTCATTCTTCCGACCGTATCAGCAGCCAGTGTTCCGACCGCAACGACGGCGTTTAACTGGTTCGCTTCGAACGGCTACTTTATATCGGTCAACATGGACAAGCAAGACACGGCGTCCTCCATCATAGGGAAATGGCTGGAGGGCGGTCAGTGCGCTGGCTACATGTCAGAGGGCCTGATGAAGCTGGTGCCCTTCGGCGACACCACCACGACCGGCAACGGTTGCACTTGGCTTGCTCCTTCGACATTCGTTGTTGCGCTTGACGACTCCTGCTTCATCGCCAAGGACGGCGAAGACCCTGTCCGCATCACGCGAAGCGCGTGGCAGGACGGCTACAACTATTGCCAGATTAAATGGGCGAACCGGCAGAACCAGTATTCGGATGAGGTGACGCCTGAGTTTGACCAGTCGGCAATCAACCGCTTCGGTCTGCGTCGTGAGGAGCCGCAGGATTACGACTTCCTTTGCAACCTGACGTCGGCAACGTTCGCCGCAATCATGCGCGTTAAGCGCTCGGTGAACATCCGCAACACTTACGAGTTCGACCTGCCCTTCGTATACTCCTATTTGGAGCCGATGGACATCTGCTACATTTCAACCACCTCCATCTGGGCGCAGGCGCTCACCAGCAACGCGAACCTTGGTGTGGTCAATCTTCCAGTTCGTATCACGAAGGTCGTGGATGACCCGACTGAAGGCTTGAAGATTACCGCTGAGGATTATCCCTACGGTGTTGGGCAGCCGGTGCTCTTCAACAAGGGTATAAACGCCAGCGAGATTGTTGCTGACCTTTACGCCAACCCCGGAACCACGGAAGCCATCTTGTTCGAACCGACCGGACGCCAGACGGCAAACTACTCCGGTAATCAAATCTGGATTGGAGCGACCGGCCAGTCGAACGAATGGGGCGGCTGTAACATCTTGGTTTCATCGGACGGCTCCAGCTACAAGCAGATAGGGACGATTACCGACCAAGCACGTCTCGGTGAGCTTAATCAAACGTTCAACATCGGCTCTGACCCGGACGAGAACAACGTTCTGGTGGTTGACATGGCGGAGAACACACCACCCATAGAAGCGGGCTCAACGTCTGACGCCGATCAGGGCAACACGCTCTGCTACGTCGACGGTGAAGTCATTGCTTACTCTTCAGCCACGGTCACGAATCAGGGCCAGTATACGTTCAATCTTGGCGCGCCCAGCGTGCCGGGCTACATCCGGCGCGGTCAGTTAGGGTCGAGCATCGGAGTGCACTTGGCCGGTTCGTTGTTCATGAGGCTCGACGACACGATTTTCAAGTACACCTATGACCCGGTCTGGTATGGTAAGACCATCTATTTCAAGTTCCAGAGCTTCAACAAGTTCCAGCACTCGACGCAAGACCAGTCGACGCTGACGGCGGTTCCATTCACCATCGGCGGGCGGCAGGGCGCGATTGACGCTGGCTCCGGGCTCGTCCTTACAACGCAGCCTAAGACTCCGGTGAGGAAGCCGATTCTTCCGCCCATCGGTATTGGCCGCTTGGGATGGCAGGAGGTTGTCAACGCGGCAACATGGACTCCGCTTCCGGCGTCGGTTGGCAACGGCTACTCAGGGCCGTGGTTCACCAGCAAGGGACAGACGGAATCTTCTGACTCCGGCTTGACGAGTGGTATATGTAGCTGTTCGGTTTCCGGCGGATTGGAAACGTTCGACGGCTACGGCGGCTCAAGTATTTCAGCACAAGGCTCGGCTCTTACACAAATAGGAAAGACGCCTGTTACCTTTACAGCCATTGTGGGTAGCTTCTATGATGTGATAGGAGCAGGCGGTCAGATTAAGCTCGGAATCGCTAACGGTTATAACTGGGTCAGTTACGACACTTACTTGGGCTTCCAGCTGAATAAGAACCCCAGCTCAGCGTACGGAAACTGGTTCGCATACGGCAAGCAATGGAAGCTTGATGATTCGGCTTACAACTCAGTTTTACCAAGCCCAGTGGATACAGGAGTGCAGGGTGGTGTTGCCGGAACGCAAACGTTGAGCATCACGGTTGACACGACTGGTGTTGTGAAGTGGCTCATAAACGGAGTGGTTGTCGCCACGAGCGTCAACCCGATGCAGACCGACGCCACGCAGTGGGTGACTGGACTCGGCATGCAGTATCAGTGGGCGTCAACCGCGTTCACTGGCTTACTGGCGGGCACGGTCGAGTCGATAACGCTGCAGTACTAAGTGTCACACCTTCGGGCTACAGTGGATAGGTGAAACTGTGATTTCAGCAACAGCACCGATAAACTACGGGAACATCGTCGCTGGCAGCAACAACACGCCCACACAAATCGTAGGTTCGTACTTTTACGCGCGCTTCACCGGCCTGCTTGTTCCGCTGGTTACCGGCCTGTACACCGTCGGCGTGAACTGCCAAGACGGGTGCAATCTGTTCATTGGGAACCAAGAGCTTGTTTCCAACGTTGCTGGCTTTGACACCGCGAACAGTTCGGTAGCCTACACCAAGTCCGACACCATTTACCTGACGGCTGGTGTTCAGTATCCGATCACGATTGAGTGGGCGGTAGGCGTCGGCGGCGCATCAGTCGGCTACCAGCTGCAGCTTATCTGGACGCCGCCCGCAACTTCAACGCCTGTTCTTATTCCGGCAACGTGCCTGACGAACGACCCCACCTCGATAACAGGGACTCTTGACAGCAGCTGGTGGAATGGCACTCCCAGCCTGTATTACCCGACCGGGAACGCGACCATTGATTTTTCAAACACCCAGCACGCCAACAAGACGCTCGACTACATACCGGACGGCGTAGCCCGTAAGATTCTGGGCGGTTCAGGAACCGCCGGTACGGTTGCGACGGCGTCCGGCAGCTTGTCGAGCGCGGCAGCGAATACAATAGTGTTGGCTGACGGCGCTGGTAACGTGACCACAACCAGCAGCGTACTTTTATCGTCTTTGCTTTCCAAGAGTGGCGGCACAATGACCGGCAGCTTGGAGATGACGTCCGGCTACGTAATCGGCTGGAACGGAGATGCGGCCTTTTCTCGATACAGCGCCGGGAACCTGTATCTCGGAAACGGTACAGCGGGTGATTACTCCGGTGAGCTCACAGCAGCAGCGTTCCAAGCAGTCGCACCCGCATGTGGAGGAGCTATCCTCCATGCTGGTGACTCATCACATTCCGGCTACCTTTCCATCAACGACACAACGAATACTCAGGCCGCGTATATCGGCTACGATGTATCTCCGTTCAATCATCTCGGTGTTCATTTTGCCGGGAGTGGCGGTCGCCTTGTTTCAAACGGTGACTTCCAAGCAACCGGGGCGATTTATGACAGCACCGGCGCTGCGGGCACCAGCGGTCAGGTTCTTACTTCGACTGTGACGGGAACCATGTG